ATGCGCACCTCCTTCTCCGCCCTGCTCTTCTGCCTCGCCCCGGCCTGGCTGGCCGGCGCCCCCTCTTCCGCAGCAGCCCAGTGGACCGCATGCAGCAGCGACGGCAAGGCAGCGCCGCGCGTGCTCTACGAGCGGTTCCTCAGTGCCGACTGCGCCACCTGCTGGGCCGACGCGCCCGCCACGGCCCCCGGCGGCGGCGCCCTGGTACTGGACTGGATCGTGCCGGGCCGGCAGGGCGACGAAGCCCCCCTGTCCGCCGCCGCCACGCGCGACGCGCTGGAACGCCTGCAGGCGCTGCGCCGCGCCCCGCCCGCAGCCACCGACACCGCCATCACCGACGTCGCCCCCACGGCCCCGCTGCCGGGCCGGCTGCGCGTGGCCCTGGGCCCGCCCGTCAACGGCTATGTCGGCGCCACCATCGCCCTGGCGCGGCCCGGGGGCAAGGCCCCTGCCGCGCATGCCCGCGCCGGCACCCGCCATGCCTTCACGCTGCTGCTGGTCGAGACGGTGGCCGCCGGAGCGGAAGGCAATGCCGCCGAACGGCACATCGTGCGCAATGCGCTGCAGGGCACCTGGGAAACCGGCACGGCAGGGCCGCGCGCCGGGTGGTCGGAGCTCCGGCCCATGCGCATCCCGGACGGCGCCGATGCGGGCAGGCTCGGCGCCGTGGGCTGGCTGCAGGACACCGACGGCACCGTGGTCGCGGCGGCACGGGCCCATTGCCCCGCCGCCGATGCCAGCAGGCCGCAGTAACCCTGCACCCCGTCCACCAACCCGCCTGGCACGTCCGGTATGCGGGCGGCAGGGGTAGAATCAGTCACCGGGCCCAAGTTTCTTGACGTCCGGTTTTTTTGTGCCTGCGCACGGCAGGGTTCGGCAGAGGCCTTTCACGGCCCGCCCACAAGACCGGCCTCCAAGCCAAGCGCCCCATCGCGGGGGAAACGGTCCTCCGCGACCTTTCACAGGAGCTTGGAATCTCATGGAAATCTTCGACTACGACAATGTCCTGCTGCTGCCGCGCAAATGCCGCGTGGAGAGCCGCTCCGAATGCGACGCCAGCGTCACCCTCGGGCAGCGCAGCTTCCGCCTGCCGGTGGTGCCGGCGAACATGAAGACGGTGGTGGACGAGAAGATCTGCCGCTGGCTCGCCAGCAACGGCTACTTCTACGTCATGCACCGCTTCGACCTCGACAACGTGCAGTTCGTGCGCGACATGCACGCGGCCGGCTGCTTCGCCTCCATCTCGCTGGGCGTGAAGCAGCCCGACTACGACACGGTGGACCGGCTCGTGGCGGAAGGCCTCTGCCCCGAGTACATCACCATCGACATCGCCCACGGCCATGCGGACACCGTGAAGGCCATGATCGCCTACCTCAAGCAGCACCTGCCGCAGGCCTTCGTGATCGCCGGCAACGTGGCCACGCCCGAAGCCATCATCGACCTGGAGAACTGGGGCGCGGACGCGACCAAGGTGGGCGTGGGCCCGGGCAAGGTGTGCATCACCAAGCTCAAGACCGGCTTCGGCACCGGCGGCTGGCAGCTCTCGGCGCTCAAGTGGTGCGCCCGCGTGGCCACGAAACCCATCATCGCCGACGGCGGCATCCGCAGCCATGGCGACATCGCCAAGAGCATCCGCTTCGGCGCCACCATGGTCATGATCGGCTCGCTGTTCGCAGGCCACGAGGAATCCCCCGGCAAGACCGTGGAAGTGGACGGCGAGCAGTTCAAGGAGTACTACGGCTCCGCCAGCGACTTCAACAAGGGCGAGTACAAGCACGTGGAAGGCAAGCGCATCCTCGAACCCATCAAGGGCCGCCTGGCGGACACGCTGGTCGAGATGGAGCAGGACGTGCAGAGCTCCATCAGCTACTCCGGCGGCCGCAGGCTCATGGACATCCGCAAGGTGAACTACGTGATCCTGGGCGGCGACAACGCGGGCGAACACCTGCTCATGTGAGGTGCCGAAAACTTTTTTGCCTGCCTGCTTGCAGACCGGTAAAAAAGTAGTGCATAATTCGAGGCTCTGCAGCGCTGCAGACACAGTTTCAAAGTTTACTGTGGGTTCTTAGCTCAGTTGGTAGAGCAGCGGACTCTTAATCCGTAGGTCGAGTGTTCGAGTCACTCAGGACCCACCACCACACAGCCGCAAGGCTACTGAAGCCGGTGCTATCGAAAAGGTAGCACCGGCTTTTTTCATGGTGGCTCGAATGTGATGCTTTATGAGATGCATCTCATATACAGTGTTTTCAGAGACTGCGTAACTTTCCATCCCTAGCGCGTTGGTATCGCTCTTCCAGCCATCCCCGCATCGCCTCAAGGGCGTGCTCGGCCATTTGCTTTGATGGTGCGCATAGCCATGTCTGCGGCCACTGACGAAGAAATGCTTCGTCCCACTCCTTCCCGTCCAGCAGGTAGGCGCCATCGTCCCGACGCTTCCGCACCGATGCGTGCATCAGCGCCCGCAGGAGCATGCGTGTGTCGCCGTCCTCAGGGTGCAGGCTCACCGTCCAACGCTGCGCCTCTTCCTGCTTGCTGACCACCAGCCCGAACAGCAGGTGCGGCCGCACGAGATGTGCGGGCAGGAAGAACCCGGAGTAGCGCAAACGCCCGACGAACATCGGCACACCGCCCGCCCGGCGGTGTGCGATGTCCGCGGCGCTTCCTGGCGCCGCACCCGAGCTGCGGCAGATTCCGGGCAGTTGAACAGGTCGGACGGGAGAATGCTGTATGTCCATACAGTAATGTTGCCAGGAGTCTGGGCACCCGACGTGTAAAAGGTCGTCAAATTCCGTCAACCGGAAGGGACTGAAAATCGTCCGCGAGGCCGCACCGGGCCTCGCGCTGCCCCAGGTCGGCAGGGCCGGCAAAAGAGGTCGGTTTAGCGGGCAGGCGCGGCGGGGTCTCGACCGCGCGCTCGGACCCCGCGGCAGGCGCTCCGGCACCCGGGGGCTAGGGGGTGGGGAGGGGGCACGAAGGGGGCAGGCCGGGCCAGGAAGGGGCCTCGGACGATCGGGCGGGGGTTCGGACACCCTCGCCGCTGCGAGCCCTCCACGGCCCGCAAATGAAAAGGCCGCCCGAGGGGCGGCCGAGGTGGGGAAATGCGGTGCGCGACCGGGTCAGCGGGCGGGCGCCGGTCCGCCCTCCCCAGCGAGGGCCGGCACCACATACGGGCGGAAGCGCATCAGCTCGTCCCCCATCCAGTCATTCAGCGAGCGGAACGCCGCCTGCAGAGGCTCCACCTCGTTGCGTGCGAAGACCTGGGCCGCGGGCAGGATCGCGCCGAACCCGCCGGTGTTGCTCGGTACGATGCCCATGAGCTGCGGGGGGATGCGGTGTGCTGCGAGCACGTCGTCGCGGCTGACGTTTTTGATGTTGATGAAGTCATCCTTCGCGGTGATCTCGCCCACGGGGATGATCTTCAGGCCGTCGGGCTTGCCGTTGGGCGCGTACAGAAACAGGTTACGGAAGTTGCCCGGCCCCTTGCTGTTGCGCAGCGCGTCGCGGATGTCGTCGATGTCCTGGTGTTGGTGGGCTGCGTCGGTGATGTACATGATGAACCCCGCATGCGAGCCGTTGTTGTAGTAGCGGCGCCGGAACAGCGTCGCGCTCTCGTTGAGCAGCGCGGATTGCATCGTGGCGAGGTACTGAGGGAGGCCGTACACCTCCTGGTTTATGTCGGCCTCCATCAGATGGAACACGCTGCCGCTTTTGAATTCGTGCTCCTGGGACCAGCCGCGGACGAAGTAGTAGCTCTCCAAGTCTGCGCCGCGCCGGGTGCACTTGGCGAGGGTGTGCTTCAGGCCCAGATCGCGGCCGAGCATGTTCGGGGTGCGCTCTAGGTAGGCATTGCCGAAGATGAGGAAGTCGAGTGCGAACCGCTGGAACGTGTCGCGCGACAGGAGGCGGTGCGGCTCGAAGGTGCTCGTCAAGATGGCGGCCTTGAAGCGGAGCGCCGATTCGTGGTGCGTGCTGGAGCGGAACGCGCGAGCGAGCCCGTCCCAGCTCATGGGCGGTTCATACCACTTCCCATTGCGCCAACACTCGATGTAGTCGAGCAGCTCGCGGCCGTCGAGCACGGGAACAGGGTCGCCGAAGGTGAAGGCCTCCGCGCGCTGCGAAGGCATGACGGCCCCGCCGGCATCGGCCGGCGTGTCGGTGGTGGTTTCCATTTAGCTGATTTCCATGATGGTGCGGTGGTGCTGGCCTTCGCCGCCGGCGTCGAGCGGCTCGTTATCGAGCGCGTGCATGCAGGCCCAGGCCAAATCCGCATGGCTGATTTCCTCGCTGCGGCCGGCGGAGAACGTCGAGGCCCGGCCGCTCGCCGTGAGAACCTTCTTGATCGCCATGAACGACTGCGCCAAGTCCACGGCGCCGGCGTCGAACTCGAATCGCCCTTTGCTGATGACGCTCTTGGCCTTGAGAACAAGGCGGGTTTTCAGCTCCACCGAGTAGTGGTAGCTCTTGGCGCCGGGATAGAACTTGGTCACGAGCTGGTAGACGCCCTGCCCGATCCCCGTCGTGTCGATGCCGATGTGCTGCACGTTGTAGTGCAGCGTCACTTTGCGAATCGCCTCGGCCTGGGCCTCGAAGTCGAGCCCCTTGAACTGCTGGCGGTGCAGCACGCGGAATTTGCCGCCGGGAGAGCTGGGCGGCGCGAGCACCACGAGCGCGGCGGAGTCGCCCGTGTGCGAAGGGTCGTAGCCCACCCACACCGGCCGGTGGCCGAAGGGCCGGGACAAGAAGGGCTTGAAGTCGTCCCAGGCGTCCCAAGAGTCCACCATGCACTTCTGCAGCTCGGCGAGCGGGAACACGCTGTAGCTGTCGTCGAGGAACCCGCACATCAGCAGGTTCTCGAATTCCTCCGGGCTGTATTCAAGGCGAAGCTCGTCGATGTCGAACAGGTTGCAGCCGCCGCGCATCGCGTCGATGATCGTGACGATCTGCCGCCAGATTTTGTCCTCACCGGTGAAGCCGCCTGCGAGCCTGTCGTGCGAGATGTCGAGCGTGATGCGTTCGCCCTTGGCGCGCTTCCTGTTGAAGCGATCACCGTTCCAGAGCGCGAACGCTGGGTGCTGAATCGAGCTGGGCGTCGAGAAGTAGGTCTTGCGCCAATGCTTGTGCATCGCCATGCCGGAGGCGACCTTGTTCAACTCGTCGAACTTCCGCGTCCAGAAGCATTCGTCGAAGTAGAAATTGCCGTGATAGCCCTGGGCCGTCAGCGCATTGGTGCCCAGGAAATACAGGTGCGCGCCGTTGCTCAGAACGATCGGATCGCCTGACAACTCGACGCCGCATGCCTCCTTCGCGAACGCGATGATGTACTGCTTGAAGATGTGCGCCTGAGCCTTCGAGGCGCTCAGGAAGATCTGATTGCGCCCCGTCTCCAGCGCGTCGATGAGGGCCTCGCGCGCGAAGTAGTAGGTCGCGCCGATTTGCCGCGACTTGAGAATGAAGCGGGTCCGCTGCAGCATGGCCTCGCGCCATGACTGTTGATACCCGAACAACCCGCCGGCGAAGCAGTCGAGCAGAAGCTGCTGCTCGTCCTCGTTGAAGTGGTTGCGCTCCGGCTGCTTCTTCGCCTTCACGTTGCGTCGCTGGATCGCCGGATTGAGGTCCGATTCCTTCCCCGTCTCGCCGTATTTCTGCACGCGCGCGAGCCGCTCAATCTGGCGGCCGAGTAGGTCGATTTCCTTGAAGTCCCCGCCTGTCTTGCCCTCCTTCATGACGAGCTGCACGAGCCGGGTTTCGAGCGCCGCCTCGACGCGCTGGGCCGGCTGCGCCTTGTCCCATTCCTCGGCATCCTTCCAGCCCTGCACGGTGCTGCGCGGCTCGCTGATGTACTCCGCGATCGACGACACGCGCCAGCCCTGCCAATACAGGTGACGGGCCGCGCGGCGCTTGTCCGCGGCCATGCCCTCGGCCGGTGGCACCGAGAAGGCGGGCATCGAGAAAGCGGTCGGAGCACTCATGGGGGCCGAGTTTCGGGCGCGGGCCGCGCGCGCGCGAGGGCCTGGAGCCGCCTTTCTCGTGTACCGGGCGCCGCTACATGAGGGATGCATTGAAGCAAGCCGCGCACGGCGAGACGATCGCAGCTACTCCACTTTCGCGACGCAAACGCACCCACCGCAAGGCCTCACACCATGAGCAAAGACACCCCCAAGGACTCGAAGTTTTTCCGGGTCGCCACCCAGGGCGCCACTACCGACGGGCGCGTGATCGAGCGCGCGTGGATCGAGCAGATGGCCGCCAACTTCGACCCCAAGAAATACGCGGCGCGTGTGTGGGTTGAGCACCTGCGCAGCACCCTCCCCGACGGCCCGTTCCGCGCGTTCGGCGACGTGCTGGCCGTGGAGGCGCGCGACGTCGAGGACGGCAAGAAGGCGCTCTTCGCCCGTATCAAGCCGCTGCCCGACCTCGTCAGCATGACCCGGTCCGGGCAGAAGCTCTACACCTCGATCGAGGTGAACCCGAAGTTCGCCGACTCGGGCGAGGCCTATCTCGTCGGCCTGGCAGTGACCGATACCCCCGCGAGCCTGGGCACGGAAATGCTCTCGTTCGCGCAGCAGCACCCGGACGCAAGCCCGCTCAAAGCGCGCAAGCAGCACCCCGACAACCTGTTCACCGCGGCGCAGCCTACCGACATCGAATTCGAGGGCGACGACGGCGGCGCGGCGAAGTTCTCGGCCGCGATGCAGTCCATCCTCGCGAAGTTCTCGGGGAAGGCCCGCGGCGACGACGCGCGGTTCGCCGACGTGGTGAAGGGCTTCGAGGAAGTCGCCCAGGTCATGGCCGGGCAGGCCGAAGACATGGCCGCGCAGAAGACGGCGCACGACAAGCTCGCGACCGACTTCGCGGCGCTCTCGGCGAAGCACGACGCGCTCGTCGCAAAGCTCGAAACGACCCCCGCCGGCAACCATTCGCAGCGCCCGCCGGCCACGGGCGGCGGTGACCACGTGCTCGCCGACTGCTGACCAGACCACCACCCTCAGAACCGGAGAACGAATCCCATGCGCAACGATACCCGTGTGCTCTACGAGCGCTATGTGCAACAGCAGGCCACGCTGAATGGCGTCAGCGACGCGAGCAAGCATTTCAACGTCGCGCCCAGCGTGCAGCAGACGCTCGAGAAAAAGCTCCAAGAGTCGAGCGAGTTCCTGCAGACCATCAACATCGTGGGCGTCGATGAACTCAAGGGCGAGAAGCTCGGCCTCGGCGTGGCCGGTCCCCTCGCGGGCCGCACCAACACCTCGGGCGACAAGAGCCGCAAAACGCGCGACATCGCGACGATGGACGGCCGCGGTTACGAGTGCTACCAGACCAACTACGACACCCACATTCGCTACGCCATGCTCGATGCCTGGGCGAAGTTCAAAGACTTTCAGACGCGCATCACGGACATGACGATCGAACGCTGCGCACTCGATCGCATGATGATCGGCTTCAACGGCGTGGAAGCCGCGGCCGACACTGACATCGAAAAGTTCCCGCTCCTGCAGGACGTCAACATCGGCTGGCTGGAAAAGCTGCGCCGGGAGGCCCCGGCGCAGGTGATGGGGGAAGTCGTGCCCAACTCGAAGAAGATCCGCATCGGCGCAGGCGGCGACTATGCGAACCTGGATGCGCTGGTCTACGACATCTCGAAGACCCTCATCGCGCCGGCCTATCAAGAAGACCCGAAGCTCGTCGTTCTGACCGGCCGCGACCTCATGCACGACAAGCTGTTCCCGCTCGTGTCGGACCAGAAGGCACCCACTGAAATTCTGGCTGCGGACATCGTGCGGAGCCAGCGCCGCCTGGGTAACCTCCCCGCGCTCGCGGTGCCCTACTTCCCGCCGAAGGCGGTGCTCGTCACGCGCCTGGACAACCTGTCGATCTACTACCAGACGGGCGGACGTCGCCGTGCTGTGGTCGAACGGCCCGACCGCGACCACATCGAGCACTACAACAGCTCGAACGACGCATTCGTCGTCGAGCGCCTGGAGTTGGCCGCGCTGGCCGAGAACATCGAGCTGGTGTAAGCCATGAGCCACAGCCCGGCACGTCGCCACCTGATCCGCGTGCAGGCCGAAGAGGCCGCGCGCAACGCGCCCGCCGGCGAGGAAGTCGTCGGCGGGGCCTACGAGCTGATGCTCGCGCAGCTCCACGAGCACACGCGCACGCTCAAGGGAATCCAGTCCGTAGAACGCAAGATTGCGGCGAAGCGCGAGTTCCTGGCCGTCTACGACGACTATCTCGACGGCGCCCTCGCCGGCGGTCACGCCGCGCGCGATCGCGTTCTGACGACGCTCTTGGTCTGGCACTTCGACTGCGGTTCTTGGGATCGGGGCCTGCAGCTCGCGGAGCACGCCCTCGCCCACCACCTGCCGCTGCCGGACCAATACTCGCGCGACCTGCCGACGCTGCTCATCGACGAGACGGCCAGCGCCGTGCTGGTGGGCAAGCTGCCCGGCGACGACGCCCGGCGCGTGCTGGCGCGCGTGCAGGAGCTGACTGCCGACCGCGACGCGCCCGACCAAGCCCGCGCGAAGCTGCACAAGGCCATTGCCTACGCGCTCATGGGCAAGGCCCCGGGCGCAGAGCCTGACCTCGACCAACTCGACGCCACCCGCGCCGCGCTGGCGCTGCGCGAACTGCAGCGCGCTCACGAACTGTTCCAAGGCGTGGGCGTGAAAAAAGACATGGAGCGCTTGGAGCGCCGCGCCAAAGGCGCGGAGCCCGCAAACGCCTCCGCCTGAGCGTACCCCGCACCCTGGCGGCTCCGGTGCCTGCTGAGACGCCAAGCTCCCGCGCGGCGCCAAGGCCGGCACCGGACCACCGCCACCTACACACCATGTTCGTCACCCCCGTACAACCGCCCGCGCGCGGCGCCGAGCCCGTCGTCACGAATCACCCGTGGTTTCCCGAGGTGCGCGCCGATGACGTGCGCGACGCGGCTCTGCTCGACGGGACCGTCACCCCCGCACGCCTGCGCGACGCGCTGCTCGAAGCCCTCGACTCCGTCAACGGCGAGCTGTCCGACTACAGGGCCGCGCAGGAGGCACGCGGCTACGCCAAGCTCGCGGATGTGCCCGCGGAACGGCTCGACGGGGACAGCGTGCAGTGCGTCCGCTACCGGCGCGCCGTTACCGCGTGCGTGCAGGCGCTCGTGGCCGAAGCGCACCGAGAAATCGACACCTCGCCGCACAACTCCGAGAAGGAATCCCGCGTGCGCGAAAAGCTGGGCCAGAAGATCGAAGAGCACCGCCGCCGCATGCGCTGGGCAATCTCCGACGTGCTCGGCGTGCGCCGCACCACCGTGGAGCTGATCTGATGCCGGTCCCTGCGATGGCCCGTGATGGCGAGACGCTCGCCGCGCTCTGCCTGCGCGTGCTCGGACGCACGGCCGGCGTGGTGGAGGCGACGCTCGCAACAAACCCAGGCATCGCCGCCGGCGTGCGCCTGCAGGCCGGCACCGTCGTGCAGCTCGCCGACATCCCCGACACGCCGACCCGCCCCACTGTCAACCTCTGGACCTGAAAGACTGAACCATGGGACTGCCCCGCGGAATCCGAAATTGCAACCCGGGAAACATCGACCGGACCGCCGAACGGTGGCAAGGCATGGCTGCGGACCAGAGCAGCGACCCGAGATTCGTGGTGTTCGAGGCTCCCGTGTGGGGCCTGCGCGCGCTCGCGAAAGTGCTGCTGTCGTACAGCCGGAAATATGGGCTCCGCACCCCCGAGGCCATCGTCGGCCGGTGGGCGCCGCCCACCGAGAACGACACCGGCGCGTATGCGCGACAGGTCGCGAAGGCGCTCGCCGTTGGCGTGGGCGATGTCGTGGATCTGGAGAACGCGGGCACTCTTGCTGTGCTCGTGGCCGCCATCGTCTCGCACGAGAACGGGGAGCAGCCCTATTCGTCCGCACTCATCGCCCAGGCCGTCGCCCTGGCCCTGGAGTAGCGCATGCCAGAACTGAACGGCCTGCCGGGCGGCTGGTGGACGGTCGTCGGCGGCGCTCTCGGGACCATCACGGCCGCCGGCCTGTATCTGCGCCAGTACCTAAGCGCCGCTGCGGTCCAGCGTGCCAGCGACGCCGGCCAGATTGCCGCGCTCGGCGTTTACAAAGAGCTGCTCGGCGACGCCATCAAGCGAGCGACCGATGCGGAGACGCGCGCCGACGGGTTCGCGAAGGAACGGAACGAGGCATTGCAGAACCTGGGGCGCATGGAGGGGCAGCTCGCCGCGGTGCGCCGGCAGCTCGACGAGGCCCTGTCGCGCATCGCTGAACTGACCGCGCTCGTGACTCAACTACGGGAACAGGTAGATGCGAAAACCTGACATCGACACCGTCCGCGACACCCTCAAGGCCCTCGTGATGCTTGCCGCGCTGATCGGCGGGGGCGTGGGCATCGGCTACGGAATCGGCACCGAAAGGGCTCGAGCCGTGCTGCTGCAGGAGCGAGAAGACCGCATTGCAGAAATCACGCGCCTGCAGGACAGCTACCGCACCGCGCTCGATGCCATCGGCGGCCGTCAGGCTCGCACGGCCGACAGGGTCGCGGACGCCGCCGAGACGGCATCCACGGCCGCAGAGACGGCGAAGGCCGCCGCAACGACAGCCAACAAGGCCGCCCGGGCCGCCGGCGTGCCCGCAACGGCGGCGGACCACGACCGCGCCGTCAACAACACGATCCACAGCGCGAACCAGCGCATCCGCCAAGGGAGCCGATGATGTACATACACCCCGAACGCCTCCGTGTCTCACTACTCGGCGCAGCCGTAGCCGCGGCCCTCGCCGGCTGCGCGAGCGTGCCCGACGCTACCGACACGCCCACGGCACCAGCGCAGGCGCGCGACCGGGCTTGCCCTCCCCTGCCGGCCTTGCGCCCTGGCGCGTCGGCCCTGGAGCGCCGGGTGCATACGCAGACCATCGTGCGCATGTACGCGCACTGCGCCGGCGCCGGGGAGCCTGAGCAATGAATTTCGACGAACACGCCATCGTAGGGAAAGACGTGTGCGTGGGCGGCTCCTGGGCCGAGACGCGCTACCCCGCGAAGGTGGACCTCTTGCTGTTGGGCAACGGGTCCATGATGTGCGTAGACCTGCTGCCGGACGAGGCCGACCGGCTCGCCGACGCGCTGCGCGCGCAAGCCGAGGCCCAGCGGGCGGGATCACTGGAAGAGTGGCGCGACAAATGCAGAGCGGCACGCGCCAAGAGCAAGGCCAGACGGTGGCCTGCCTTCCGGTGGTGGGTCAATCGCCACGCAGCGGTGCTGCTTTGCCTCTTCGGTGCGACTGCTCTCTCGTCCGCGGCGCTGCTGGTGGCGGTGTACGGCGTGGCGGCCCTGCCGAGGTGCTGACATGCTCTCCCAGCTCAAGGCCCACGCATGGCAGCTCGCCGCCCTCGCCCTGGCGGTGCTGCTGCTCCAGCAATTCAGCGCGCGCCACGCCGCAGAGCTGGACGCCGAGCGGGCTCGCTCCCAGCTCGCAACCGACCGCGCCGCGGCAGAGCGTGGCGGCCGCCTCCAGTCCGAAGACTTCCGCCACCGTGAACACAGGATCGCCAATGCCCAAGAGAAAACCGAAGCCGCCGGCCGGGGCGAGCTGCTCGCCGCGCGTGCTGACGCTGACCGCGCTCGCGCTGCTGCTGACCGCGTGCGCCGCGACCTCGCCACCTACATCGAGCAGCACCGGGAGCGCGCCCTCGCCGCCGCCGCAGATTCCCCCGCTGCCGGCCAGTGCGCGGCAGACTCAGCCGCTGCCCTCGATCTGCTCGCCGACCTGCGCAACCGGGCTGACGATCGAGCGGGAGAGCTGGCCCAGACCGCCGACGAGGCCCGCATCCGCGGCCTCACCTGCGAACGCGCCTACGACGACGCCCGCGCAGCCCTGAGCGCCGCCCATGCTGAAACCCCCTAGCCTGCGCGATCACCTGGTTCGCGCCCTGCCGCACTTGGCGCGCGACCCCGGCAAGCTCGTGCTCACCATCGGGCAGGGCAGCGTGCGCACACGCGCTACGGGCTCGCTCGCGTTCGAGTATTCCTACACGCTGCAGGTCTTGTTCCTCGACTACGCCGGCCACGCCGACGCCATCATCGTGCCGTTGCTCATCTGGCTCTACACCCACCAGCCGGACGCGCTCGACAACGTCGAGCGGCAACAGCAGCCGTTTCGCTTCTTCGCTGACTACCTTTCGGCGTCCACGGCCGACATCGCCATCGAGCTGGACCTCACCGAGCGCGTGCTCGTCCGGCCGCGCACGGCCGAGGGCGCCCCGGCCGGCGCGCTGGACGCCATCCACGTGCCGGAGCCCGAGCACCCCGCGCACCGCCCCGTGCCCGAAGAGTGGTCCCTCTGGTTCCGCGACGAACTGCTCGCGCGGTGGGACCACGACCCCAGGCCCTGACCGGAGCGACCATGGACGATCTGCAGCGCCTGGAAGACTGGGTATCCCCCCTGCTCGCGAGCCTGAGCCCGGCCGAGCGCCGCAGCCTCGCGCGCACCGTGGCCCGAGAGCTGCGCAGCGCGAACGCTGCCACCATGAAGGCGCAGACCGCGCCAGATGGAACCCCGTGGACGCCGCGTAGGCCCACCCTCCGCGAGCAGCTCGGCAAGGTCAAGAAGAAGGCCAAGCCGGCCGCCATGTTCACGAAGATGCGCACGGCGAGCCACCTGCAGGCGAAGGCCACTGCGAGCGAGGCGATCGTGCAGTTCGCCGGCCGCACACAACGCATCGCGCGTGTGCACCACTTCGGGCTGCGCGACCGGGTGCAGTCCGGCGGCCCCGAATACGACTATCCGGCCCGCCGCCTCCTGGGCATCACTGACGCGCACATCGAGCGCGTCCGCGACATCCTCATGCAGCACCTGGGCCGACACCACGGCGGGTAAGGCTCGCGCGCACTACCTCATGTAGCAGCGCGCCATACAGCAGCATCCGGGCGACTTTTCGCGCGTGCGCGGGCACCATCGGTCGCATGGATCGCCTCGACCCGTTGCCCACCTCCAGCGCCGAAATACAGCGCCTGATGCTCAATTTGTTGCGCGTCGGCACGGTGGCCCAGGTCGACCACAAGCGCGCCCGCTGTCGGGTGCGCACGGGAAGCCTCACCACCGGGTGGGCGCCGTGGTTCTCGCTTCGCGCCGGTGGCCGCGCCGGCCGCGTGTGGTGGCCGCCCGTGGAGGGCGAGCAGTGCCTGGTGCTGAGCCCTGGTGGCGACACGGGAAACGCGCTGGTGCTGTGCGGCATCACGAGCGACGCCATGCCGGCGGCCAGCAGCTCGCCGACCGAGGCGCGCACGGACTGGAGCGCGACGAGCCGGATGGTGCACGACCGGGCCACCGAATCCCTGAGCATTGAGTGTGCCGCGTCCATCACGCTGCGCTGCGGCGCGACCGAGCTGCAGCTATCGCCCGGCGGCGCCACCTTGAAATGCGGCGCCACCGTGCTACAGCTCACGCCGGCTGGTGCCAGCATCGTGCCGGACATCGTCGGCGGCGGGCACGTGAGCCTCGTCGGGCACTTGCATGGAAAAGTCTCCACGGGCTTCGCTAAAACCGGGGTGCCGGAATGATGGATCGCCAGACCGGCCGCGCCATCGACGCGACGGCCCACATCCGCCAGAGCGTGGCCGTCATACTCACAACGCCCATCGGGCGGCGGATCATGCGCGAAGAGTTCGGTTCGCTCCTGCCCGAGCTGATCGACCAGCCGGACAACCCGGCGACCGAAATTCGTCTCTTCGCGGCGGCGGCTGGAGCCATCATGCGTTGGGAGCCGCGGCTCCGCGTCATGCGCGTGGGCACCAGCCGCCCCGCGCCCGGCTCCGTTGACATCACCATTCACGCGCAGCGCCTGGACCTTCCCGGCCGGCCGCAGCCGCTGGCCCTGAACGTGCCGCTGCGGCGCAGGGGCGCCGCGTGAGCGTGCAAGACCTGTCCCAACTCCCCGCGCCCGACGTGGTCGAGGTGCTGTCCTTCGAGGCGACGCTCGCGGACATCCGCGCCGACCTGCTCGCACGCTACCCGGCGTTCGCCGAAGTCATCGACTTGGAGAGCGAGCCCGCCGTCATGCTGCTGGAGTCGTTCGCGTACCGCGAAGTGCTCTACCGCCAGCGCGTCAACGATGCCGCGCGCGCCTATCTGCTGGCCTACGCCGCAGGCTCCGACCTTGACCACAAGGGCGCCTTCTACGGCGTGCCCCGCCTGCAGAGCGAGACGGATGCGCGCTACCGCCGCCGCATCCAGCTCCGAATCCGGGCCATCGCCGGGAGCGGCACGGCCGAGCACTACCAATTCATCGCGATGACGACGTCGCCGAACGTGCGCGACGCCACGGCCACCCAGCCGGAGCCCGGGCGCGTGCTGGTGCTGCTGTGGCTGCTCGGCGAAGCGCAGGCCGCCGCAACCGTGGCCGCGGTCGGTGATGCCCTGCAGGCGCCGGCAGCGCGCCCGCTGGGTGTGGCCGTCACCGTCGCGGTTGCCCGCCCGCGTGCGATCGACATCACCGCCCGCATCGTGCGCGAGGCATCCGCCCCGCTCGACATCCTCGAACAGCTCCGCGCAGCCATGGGTCCGGCCCTGGCGGACTTTGCCCGCCTCGGCCGCGCAGTACCGCGCAGCTGGATCACGGCGCGGCTCCACGTCGCCGGCGTCGCCTCTGTCACCTTCCCCGACCCGGCCGCCCCACCGGAGGCGACCGCGCTGCAGGCCGACGAATACCCGGTGCTCGGCGCCTTGCGCATCGTCGATGGGGGCGTCGCGTGACTGCCATTGCGCGCGTGCGTCGCCACATCCTGCCCCCCAATGCCTCGGCCTTGGAGCGAGCCATCGACGAGACGGTGCCGGATTGGGACCGCATCGCCGATGCCTTTGCGCCGCCGGGCGCGGGTGGGGAGCTGCCCGGTTTCGCACCATGGCTCGCAGCAGAGTACGAACTCGCCGAGTTCGCGCCCTACTTCCCCAACGTGCAGGAGCTGATCGCCGAGGGCCTGCGCTGGCTCTTCGAGCGCGGCACCCTTGCCGCTGCACTGCGCGCGCTGCGCTGGATCGGCTTCCCTGACGCGCGCATCGAAGAGCAGCGGGCCTACCTGCACATCCACTGCGGGAGGCTCCCGCAGGCCGAGGAAGTGCGACGCATCGTGCATGTCGTCCGGGCATCGCTGCCGGCGCACGTGGCCCTCTACCGGCTCGTGCATGGCCTCGACCTGCGCCCCGTGGTGCTCGACGCCGGGCCGCGGCTGGACGTGGGCCTGCTGGACAGCTACTCCGGCGTGTTCGATGCCGAGAACAGTGTCGTGCTGTCGTTCGGCCGCAGCCGCACGACCCGCGCGCCCTCCCCTCTCCAGACGGCGCCGGTCGGCCGCCGTACACCTCGGCGCATCGGCGTATCGCGCTACGACGACATGCCGGTGCTCGACACGTGGCGCCTCGACTCGCGGCTGCTGCAGGCCATCACCGGCGGCCTGAGAAAGCAGCGGTCCGCCGCCACCAGCGCGCCGCACCTGGGCGGCGGAATCACTCTGCGCCGGCCTGTCCGCGTGGCGCTCGCGCCGCGCCTGCTGCCTGTTGTCGGCCCTGTCGTCATGGGGCATCGCAGGCGCTCGGCAGCGGCCACCGTGCCCGTCAGCCCGCCCCGGCGCTGGGCCGGCCCGTGGGGCGGCCCCTGGCGCGAACCGATCTACCTCATCAACCGCTACACGAAGGATTAACCCATGTCTGTATTGCAGGACCGCGGGCGCATCGCAGTCGCCCGGCTCGTCGCAGCACAGCCGATCTACTTGGCCTGGGGCCGCGGCCGCCCCGCCTGGGACGCGGGCGGGCCGGAGGCCGAAGGCACCAAGCATGCCGGCCTCATCTCGGAAATCGGCCGCACGGTCGCGAGTTCGGTGCAGTACGCGAAACCCGACGAGGCCGGGCCCATCGAGTTGCCCGATGGGACCCGGTATTCCGTCTCCGTCGACCCCACGCAATGGCTCTATGTCCGCTGGGATTTCTCCTACGCCGACGCCGCAGGCGAAACCGTGCGCGAGGTCGGCGTGTTCCTGGGCGGCGCCGTGGCGGCCGGCTTGCCCGCGGGCCAGCGCTACTACCCAGCCGCTCAGGTCACGGCGCCCGGCGACCTCTACACCCTCGAACACCTCGCCGACCCCTTCAAGCGCTCGGGAACCACCTTGGAGGGGCAGGACTACATCCTGCCGTTCTGACGCCATGACCATCTACAACGACTTCGACCCCACCAAGAACTACGAATCCGTCGCCTTCGTCGCGGACACCGTACTGCAGTCGCGGGAACTCAACGACGGGCAGGCAATCCTCGCCCACCGCATCAAGGGCATCGCGGACGGCATCTATTCCGATGGCGATGTGGTCCGTGATGCCCGTCTCACCGTGGACCCGCAAACGGGCAAGGCCACCGCTGAATCCGGCGCGATCTACCTGCAGGGCGCCGTGCGCGGCGTGCCCCCTGCGGCGTTCGTCGTCCCCATCGTCGGGACCGTGGCCGTCGGCGTGTACCTGCGATCGCGGCTCGTCACGGCCGCCGAAGACACGTCCCTGCTCAACCCGGCGAAGGGCACGCCCAGCTACAACACGCCGGGCGCAGCCCGGCACCAAGTCACCACGGCATGGGGCTACGCCGGCGACGGCCAGCAGGGAACGTTCTTCGGCGTCTATGTCGTCGAAGAGGGATTTCTCCGCGCGAAGGCACCGCCTCCCCATCTTTCCGCCATCACGCGCGCGATCGAGGATTACGACGTGGCGAGCACCGGCGGAGGCTCCTACATCGTGGAGGGGCTGCGGGTCGCCATGGCGCCGGATCTGCCCACCGGCGAGCAGGTCTACACCGTGGCGGAAGGGTCCGCCCGCGTGGCCGGCCGCAGCCGCATCTATCAGGCCGGCCGGCGGCTCGTCACGGCGGCCGTTCCCGATCTGCTGGCGGTGGACAGCGAGCCGCATGTCTCCACCACGGAAGGCGCGCAACGCATTGACATCGGCCGCCCGCCCTGCAAGGGTGTGCCCGAGTTCCGCATCACAGCTCGCCGCACCGTGAATATCGTTCACGGCGGCTTCGCCGGCGTGGCCGACGTGCTGCCCGATGCGAGCGTTATCTCCGTCGAATCGGTCAAGCAAGGCGGCACGCCCTACGCGAAGGATGCCGACTACCGCCTCGTCGCCGGGCAACTGGATTGGAGTCCGCAGGGCTCGGAGCCGGCCCCGGGCTCGTCGTATCAGGTCACGTACCAATACATCAAGCGAGCGCAGCCCACGGCCCCCGATTCCCGCGGCGCCACGATCGAGGGCGCCATCGCTGGCACCACGGTGCTCGTGAGCTACCAGCAGCAATTGCGCCGCCTGGACCGCCTCTGCATCAACCGCGAGGGGCAATTCGAGTGGCTGCGCGGCGTCTCCAGCGCCTGGACGCCGATGACGCCGCAGGTGCCCGACGACATGCTCGCGCTCGCTACCGTGTTCCAGACCTGGGACGGCGGCCGGCAGGTCGTGAGCGACGGCGTGAAAATCCAATCACCTCACCGCATCGCGCTGCAAGAGCAGCGCATCGACGGCGTCATGCTCGACCTGGCGGAGCTGCGGCTAGCGACGAACGCGCAGGGCATGGATTCCGGGGTGAAGAAAGGCCTCATCGCTGACGCCTTCCTCTCGGACCGCCAGCGCGACGCCGGCATCGCCCAGACCGCCGCCGCCGTGAACGGCGCGCTGCAGCTCCCCATCACCACGACCGTGCACCAGCTCGGCACCGCTCTGCCCGATCGCATCGCCATCGCGCACGAGCACCGCGTCGCCCTGGAACAGACGTGGCGCACCGGCTCTCGGCAGGTGAACCCCTACATGGCATTCGACCCCGTGCCGGCCGCCGTCTCGCTCGTGCCGAACGTGGACCGCTGGACGACGGTAGACACGGTCTGGAAATCGGCCATCACCGAGCGCCTCTACACCGGCGCGGGCAGCGAAAGCACGCTCACGGCCACGGCCAACGCTGTCCGAGTGCTGTCGGAGGAATCCCGGCCGATCGAGTATCTGCGCCCGATCGCCGTGCGCTTCGACATTTCCGGCTGGGGGCCGAACGAGCCGCTGCAGTCGATCACCTTCGACGGTATTGCGATCGGCGCGCAGCCGCTGGAGGGGGGCGCGCTCAAGGGCGACGCGAAGGGCGTGCTCTCGGGCACGTTTACCGTCCCCGAGAAGGTCGCGGCGGGCGCGAAGGCCGTCGTGTTCCGGGGCACGCTCGGCAGCCGCGGCTCCCAGACCTTCTACGGCCAAGGCACCAACGTGCTGCGCTCGCAGCAGAACGTCATCACGGAAACCTATGCCCGCTGGAACCAGCCCGTGTACACGGGCGGCGGTGCGGTCTGGGGGCCGGGCAACAGCGTGCCCGTGTATTCTCCGTCTACCACCGGCGGCGGTGCCGTGTGGGGGCCGTCGAGCAGCGGCGCCACCGCGCCGCAGAACACCTCGGCCTGCGCGAAGTGGCTCTACGACGGCTATTTCGATCCGTCCGCGCAGTCCTTCGTGCTGGACGCGGACACCCAATGCAGCGGCGTGCGCCTGCTCTTCACCGCCGCGGGCGGGCCTGTGACGGTGCAGATACGCGAGGCGTCCGCCGGGGTGCCGCTGCCGGCAGTTGTCGCGGAAGCCCGGGTTCCTCGGGCCGCGATCCTCATCGACGCGCCGACCACCATCACGTGGACGCCGGCCCTGTTGCTCGCGGGCCGGGAATACTGCATCGTGACCCTGTGCGACGACGCACAAACGGCAATCGCAGTCGCAGAGCTGGGCAAGCAAGACCCCCAGCGCGGCTACGTCGTGGCGCAGCCGTATCAGGTGGGTGTGTTCTCGACCTCGTCGAACAACAGCGCATGGACCGTCCACCAGGACGTGGACCAATGGTTCCAGTTGCTCGCCGCCAGCTACACGGCGACCGAGCGTGTAATCGACCTCGGCACGGCCGACGTTGTCGCCGCTACCGACTTGATGGTGCTGGGATTCGCTGAGCGCCCGTCCGCCGCCTCGGGCGTCGTGTTCGAGGTCGAATTCCCCGAGTCCATGAAGAGCGAAGTCGTGCGCCTGAACGACGGGCAAATCGTGTGGCTCGCGTCGCCCTTCACGGGCCGGCTCAAGGTGCGCGCACGGATCACCGGCGACGCCAAGCTCGCGGCCGTCATGCAGAACGGCGTGCAGTTGATCGCCGGGCACATCGAGGAAACCGCCACCTACGTCTCGCGCACCGTCAACGCCACCGGCGCGAACCGGCTGCGCGTGGTGTACGAGGGCGACATTCCGGGCGGCGCTGCGGTGCAGGTGCATGCCCAGGCGGCCGCCGAGGGCTCGCCGTGGGTGCTGGTGCCCTACCTCTCTGCCAACACGAACACCCTCGGCGCGCGCGAAATCACGTGCGAGCTGTCCGGGCTGGCAACGACGGCCGTGCGGGTGCGCCTCACGCTCACCGGCAGCACGACTGCGCGCCCCTACGTCCGCAACCTGCGCGGCGCCACCCTGTGAGGCCCTGAACCATGCCGCAGCCCATCCTCGGAAAGCCGGTCGATGACCGCACCGACGGCCTCGCCCTCCCGAAGCCGAGCCTCTCCAACTTTCAAGAAGACGACGTGCCGCGCATTCGTCTCGCCCTCGAACTGATCGACGACGCCCTGCAGCTCCTGCACCTCGACATGGACACCCGCGACGCGGACCTGTCGGCGCGCGCGGCGCTGCTGGAATTCGCGGCCGCGCGGCCCAGCGTTGTCTCCTACGGCTACGACGCGCAGGGCCGCGTTGCCACCATCACCCAGACCGTGGCGGGCGCACTGCGCACCACCACGCTCGGCTACGACGCGCAGGGCCGCATCGCCACCGCGGCCTACCCGGTCGCGGGCGGCGCCGTGCGCACCGACACCTACCAGTACGACGCCGGCACGGGCCGCCTGGCCGGCGTCGCATCCACCGAGGCCAAGCCATGAATCTGGACCCTGTAATCCTCGCCGAGCTGATGCGCGGCGGCCCGCCGCTGTGGGTCAGCGGCCGCACCTACCCCGTAGGCGTCGTGGTGCGCAGCCCGGGCAACCTGCAGACCTATGTGCGCGTCACCGCCGGGGCCGGCAATGCCGATCCCAGCGGGGGCGATGCGAACTGGATGATCTTGTCCAGGCGAGTCGAGGATGCCGTCACGGCCGTGCGTGATTCGTTGTCGGCTGCTCGCACTGAGGCGGGGATGTGGCGGGACGATGTAAAGACCGCCGTCGTCAATGCCCGGGACCATGTGAATGGCAATGTCTATGCCGTGCGCGATCAGGTGCAGGCGACCGTCATCAACGCCAAAGATATCGTGTGGGCGAAGGTGGCGGAATGCTCCGCGATGGTGCTTGCCGTGAAGGACATCGTCGCCTACAACAAAACACTGGCGGAAGGCTCCGGGATCAAGGGCGTGCAGCGGGGAGTGTTCGGCGGCATCCAGATGAACGTATACCAAAGTTTCTACGAAATCCCGATCTCGCACGTTAACCCGGCGAAGGCAGAGGTCAGATTGCTGACTGTCTTCGATTTGAACAGGTGGCCGACCGGCAATGGCTCGATTGCGCTGGCCGCCTCCGGCAACGGCGTACAGGTGGGTCTGCGATCCGACAACAGTGCGGGGTCTTATTTCCCGCCATGTTCCTGGGAGGTCACCGAATGGAAGTGATGCGCTACTACGTGCAGCTATCTGCGCAGGGGGCCGTGGTTGGGGTCATGTCGGCCCCTGGCCCTGTTGAGCACGACCACGTCATCGAAATACCGTCCTACGACGACGGGCTGATTGGAAAGGTCTTCGACAGGGAGAACGGTCAATTCGTGAGCCCGCCTTCCGGCGGTACAGACACGCCAGCACAGCCCCGAAAGGTGTCCCGCCTCGCGTTCCTCTCGCGCTTTAGCGATGCCGAGGCCATCGACATCGACCTCGCATCCATCGGCGCGACGCGCGAGGCGGCCGCGGTGCGTCGGTATCTCTCCAAGGTCAACGCCGCCCAGCACATCGACCTGCAGGACGCGGACACCCGCGGCGGCGTGCAGGCGCTGGAGGCGGCCGGCCTGATCGCCGCAGGCCGCGCCGCCGACATCCTCGACGCCCCCATCGAATCCCGCGAACTCCCGTAGCGCGGCCCACCACCACCCACCACCCCAGGAAACACCATGGCACTCGACAGCTACCACCACGGCATCCGCGTTACCGAAATAAACATCGGCACCCGGTCGCTCCGCATCCCCTCGACCGCCGTCATCGGCTTGGTCGCGACCGCCTCTGACGCGGACGCGACCATGTTCCCGCTCGACACCTGCGCGCTCGTGACCGACATCGACGCCGCCATCGCCGGCGCCGGCACGAAGGGCACGCTCTCTACGGTCCTCAAGACCATCGCCGATCAATGCCGGCCCGTGCTCGTCATCGTGCGCATCCCCGACGGCACCGGCGGCACCCCCGAGGAAAAGGCTGCCAGCCTCAAGAGCAACACCATCGGCACCAACGCCAACGGCAAGCGCACGGGCCTGCAGGCGCTGCTCGCCGCGAAGGCAGCGGTCGGCGTCAAGCCGCGCATCCTGGGCACGCCCGGCCTCGAAGGCGAAGAAGTAACCGCCGCCCTGGCTGCGGTGGGCCAGCGCCTGGGCGCGCGCTGCTACGCCGACGCAATGGGCAAGGATGTGGCTGAGGCCCTTGCCTACCGCAAGAAGTTCGGCGCGCGCGAGCTGATGCTGCTGTGGCCCGCCTTCCAGCGCTGGGACACCAACGCGAACAAGGCAGTGACCGTGCCGGCCAGCGCCTACGCCCTCGGCATGCGCGCCGCCATCGATCAATCCATGGGCTGGCACAAAACCATTTCGAACGTCCCGGTGAATGGCGCGATCGGCGTGTCCGCGGATGTGACGTGGGACTTGCTGAGCCCGGACAACGACGCGGGCCTGCTCAACGCCGCCGGCATCACGACCATCATTCAGGAGGGCGGCTACCGCTTCTGGGGTTCCCGCACCTGCAGCTCCGATCCCCTGTTCGCGTTCGAGTCCGCCGTCAGCACCGCCCAGGTGCTGGCCGACATCGTGCCCGAGGGCCTCATGTGGGCGTCCGACAAGCCCATGCACCCGCAGCTCGCGAAGGACATCGTCGAGACGATCGCGGCGCGCCTGCGCTCGCTCACGAAGGAGGGCTACCTGCTCGGCGGCTCCGCGTGGCTGGATGTCAGCGTGAACCAGACGAGCGAGCTGAAAAGCGGCCGCATGGTCATCGACTACGACTACACGTTCGTGCCGCCGCTGGAAGACCTGGGCCTGCGCCAGCGCATCACCGATCGCTACTTCGGCGACTTCGCCGCCCTGGCTCGCGGCAACACCGCCACCGTCGCCTGAACCTGCCCCACCAATAGGAGAAAACCGCCATGGGACTGCCCCGCAAACTCACCCACTTCGCGCTCTTTCAGGACGGCGTCTCGCACGTCGGCGAAGTGCCCGAGGTCACGCCGCCGAAGCTGACCCGGAAGATGGAAGACTACCGCTCCGGCGGCATGAACCTGCCGGTCAAGGCCGACTACGGCATGGAGCCGATGGAGATGGAGTGGACGGCCGCCGGCTACATGCGCGACCTGTTCACCTCCTGGGGCGCGCCTCGGCACGATGCCGTCCTGCTGCGCTTCGTCGGCGCCCTGCAGCGCGACGACGCCGAGAGCGTCGATTCCATCGAAATCGTCGTGCGCGGCCGCCACTCCGAACTCGACCCGGGCAACGCCAAGGCCGCCGAGCAGACCGCGTTCAAGGTCAAGAGCGCCCTGAGCTACTACAAGCTCATCATGAACGGCGAGACGCTCATCGAAATCGACGCGGTCGCCCTCGTCGAGAACGTCGGCGGCGTCGATCGCCTCGCGCAAGTCCGCGCCATCCTGGGCGTGTGAACCGCACCCATCCCGACCCCGTAAAACCTAACCAGACACCCACCATGCAATCCGACGCCGAAGCCAACATCGCCGCGGCCGCCGCGGCCCCCGCGCAAGACCCCTACACCGTCACCCTCGAAACCCCCATCGTCCGCGGCACCCAGAAGATCGAGGCCGTGACGCTGCGCAAGCCGCAGGCCGGCGAGCTGCGCGGCATCAGCCTCTCGGCCCTGCTCAACGTGCAGACCGAGGCCGTCCTCGCCGTGCTGCCCCGCATCACATCGCCCACGCTGCACGCGCAGGAACTCGCCAAGATCGACCCGGCCGACCTCGTCGAAATGGGAGGCATCGTCGTTGATTTTTTGCTCAAGAAGGAACGGAAGGCGGAGTTCCTGCCAGCGTAGAAGACGCGATGGCGGACATCGCCCTCGTCTTCCACTGGACGCCGGCCGACATGGCCGGCTTTTCGCTGGGCGAGCTGATGCAGTGGCGCGAGCGTGCTCGCGTCCGCTACGAGGCCGCCGACAGCGCCTGACCCGGCCCAGCCCCCGCCACCCACACGAAAGGCCCCGCTCGTGGCATCCGACACCCTCCGCCTCCGCGTCGTGCTCGACGTGGCCGCCAAGGCCCTGCAACCGCTGCGGCAGATTGCCGCGGGCAGCAGTGGTGCAGCCCGCGCCATCAAGGCAGCACGCGACCGCCTGAAAGACCTCAATACCCAGGCCGCCGCCGTCGAGGGCGTGCAGAAGCAGGCCGCCGAGTTCGCGCGCCTGAACAATCAGCTCAAAATCAAAACCGCGTTGCTGCAGGGCATGCGGGCCGAGGGCACCGCGACCGCCGCGCAGCTCAAGCGCGAGGAATCGGCGGTGCGCAAGCTCACTGAGGCGCTGGACCGGCAGCGCGAGGCCGCCGGCCGTGCCCGCATCGACCTGCAGAAGCTCGGGGTCGCCGGCAACCTGGGCGCCGCGCAGCAGCGGCTGAAGTCCGACATCGCATCCACGACCGCCGAAATGGACCGGCAGCGCGCCAGCATGCAGCGGCTGGCCGTGGCGCAGCGGCAGGCCCACCACCAAGCCGCACGCGGCGGCGCGCTCGCGGCCACTGGCGCGGGAATGATGTACGGCGGGGCCCGGGCCGGGCGCGCAGCTCTCGGCGTCATGGGGCAGGCCCGCAGCGCGGCCACCGAAGAGGTGCGCATCAACGCCCTTGGCCTGGGCAAGTCTGAATCCGCGAAGGCAGTCGAGTTCGCCAAAAAATTCGAGTCCTACGGCACCAGCCGCCTCGACAACTTGGAGTTGATGCGCGACGCCATCACGGTGTTCAACGACCGGCACCACGCAGAAGAGGCAATGCCCGTGCTGGCGAACATGAAGTTCGCGAACGAAGCCGTGTTCGGGGAAGAGCACGGCGCCGACAACGCGCGCAAATTCATGGACATGATGAAGGTCATCGAGATGCGCGGCGGGGCCAACAACAAGGAAGACTTCGAGCGCAACGCCAACTATGTGCAGCAGGTCATCACGGCCACCGGCGGCCGGGTCGGTGCGGACGACTGGCTGCAGGTCATCCAGCGCGGCAAGCTGGCGGCCAAGGGCTTCGACGAGAAGGAATTCTTCTACCGGCTTGAACCGCTCGTGCAGGAAATGAAGGGCAACGCCGTGGGGACCGGCCTGACGGCCGCCTATCAGAACTTGTACCAGGGCCGCACGACGAAGCGGGCCGCCCAGAACCTCGAAAAATTCGGGCTCATCGGCGACTACAGCAAGGTGAAGCACGACAAGGTAGGCCAGACATCGCAGCTCAACCCCGGCGCCCTGAAAGGCGCCGACATCTTCCGCCGGTCGCAGTTCGAGTGGATGGAGACGATCCTCATCCCGGCGCTACGCGCCAAGGGCATCGAGTCCGAACAGGCCACGATCGACGCGATCGGCAGCATCTTTTCCAACACCAACGCGAGTGCGCTGATGGCGACGATGTACCAGCAGCGAGCGATGGTGAAGAAGGGCTACGAACTCAACTCGAAGGCCGCCAACATCAACCAGCTCCACGCGCTGGCGAAGGAGTCGCCGGCGGGAAAGGAGGTCAACCTGCGCAAGCGCCGTGATGATCTGCAGGCAGAACTATCCGGCGCTGCTCTTCCGGCGTATGTGGCGCTGCTGGAGCTGCTGACCAAGGCCACGCGGGCAGTCACCGACTTTGCCCAGGCCCACCCGCAGCTCACGAAGGCGTTCGTCTACGGCGCGGCCGGCGCCGCGATGCTCGTCGCAGGCATCGGCGCCCTGCTCCTGCCGATCGGCCTCGTCATGCTCAAGGGCGCGGCCCTGCGCATGATCTTCGCGCGGCTGGGCATGCAGTTTTCGCTCTCGGGCGCCGCCATGGGCGTGCTGCGGGGCGCCGGCGGCGCGCTTGCCACCGTGTTCGGCAAGGTGTGCGCCGGTGCTGCCTGGCTCATGGCGGGATTGCGTGCCTTGCCGGGCATCGTGTCGTCTGCGGCCGTCACTGCGATGGGCGCATTGCGCGCCGGCGCGTCGATGGCGCTGGCGGGCCTGCGCGCGCTGGCCGTCTTCCTCGTCGCAAACCCGATCGTCGGAGCCCTCGCGCTCCTGGCTGGTGCCGCGTGGATGGTCTATCGCAATTGGGAAAACATGAAGGGTGGCTTCGTCCTCCTGTGCGCCGACCTGTCGGCGGCCGTCGGTGGCTGGTGGGACAGCGTCCGCGGCGGCGCTGCTGCACTCTGGCAGGACTTGGTCGGCCTGAAAGATCGTTTCGCGACCATGGGCGGTGACCTCATGGATGGCCTCAAGAACGGCATCGTGTCCCGCCTCCCGAACGTGCGCGAGGCGGTCGGCGGCGTCGCTGATTCGATCGGCTCCTGGTTCAAGGAAAAGCTCGGCATCGCCTCCCCGTCGCGAGTGATGATGCAGTACGGCGCCTGGGTCAGCGAGGGCGCGGCCATCGGCATCGAGGGCGGGAACCCTGCCATCCGCAAGGCCGCGGCCGGCATGGTCGCGGCGGCCTCCATCGGCCTGCCAGCCATGGCCGCCGGCGGCCCGGTGCCGTCCATCGTGCAGCCGCCCGCGCTCACCATCGACAGCCGGCCGCCGCTGTCCGCCCCAGCTCCGGCGCGCGCGCCGATCGCCGGCGGCGGCAACACGTACCACATCACCGTCAACGTCGCGCCCGGAGCGGACGGCCGAGCGATCGCCGCGGCCATCGGTGCCGAGCTGGACCGCCGCGACCGTGCCGCCAGCGCGCGCGGCCGCTCGTCCCTCTACGACCTAGGAGACTGACCGCATGCAGCTCATGGCCCTCGGGCAATTCGTTTTCTCGCTCCCCACCCTCTCGTTCGACGAGGTGCGCCGGCAATGCACGTGGCGGCACCCGACGAGCGAGCGGGTGGGCGTCATGCCGGCCCGCCAGTTCGTCGGCCCGGGCGAGGACACCGTCACCATCGCCGGCGTCCTCGTGCCCCTGATCGCCGGCCGCCTCGGCTCCATCGCGGAGCTGCGCGCCATGGCCGACACCGGCAAGGCCTTTGCCCTCGTCGGCGGAACCGGCGAAGTCTTCGGCGCCTACGTCATCGAGTCGCTCGACGAAGGCCGGTCGATGGTGACGGGCGACGGCTCTCCGCGCCGTATCGATTTCTCGCTCACCCTGCAGCGCAAGCCCGACGATCAAGCCGAGGCCGCGGGCGGTGCCGAGCCCGGCGCGGACTACTTTGGGGACTGGTGGCAGTGATGCGCGCTGGTGACATCTTCCCGGCCGACGAGCCGGCCTACAGCATCGTCGTGGACGGCCAATCCATCACCGCCAAGGTGCGCCCCCTGCTGCTCTCGCTCACGCTCACCGAGGCCCGCGCGGGCGAGGCCGACGAGCTGTGCCTCGAACTGGACGACACCGCCGGCGCTATCCGCCTGCCACGCAAGGGCGCGACGATCGACCTGGCCATCGGCTGGGCCGGCGAGCAGCTCGTCGACAAGGGCACCTTCACGGTTGATGAAATTGAACACCAGGGGCCGCCCGATGTCGTCAGCATCCGCGCCCGCTCGGCAGACCTGCGCAAGCGCCTGCGCATCCGCGCAGAGCACAGCTACCACGACACGACCCTTGGCGACGTCGTCGGGCAGATAGCGGCCCGCAACAAGCTCACGCCCCGCATCGACGATCGGCTCGCCCGCGTGCGCGTGGCCCACATCGACCAGACCCACGAGAGCGACCTGAATTTCGTCTCCCGCCTCGCGCGCCAATACGACGCGGTCGCCACCGTCAAGCGCGGGCACCTGCTGTTCCTCCCCACCACGGGCACGCGCACCAGCCAGGGGGTCGAGCTGCCCGCCATGACCATCACGCGAGCGGATGGCGACCGGCACCACTACAAGACCGCGGATAGACACGCCTACAGCGGCGTGCGGGCGTATTGGCACGACCCCGAGCGCGCGCGACGCCGCGGCGTCCTGGCCGGCACCAGCGGCAACGAAAAGCGGCTCAAGGAAACCTACAGCACCGAGGCCGATGCGCTCGCGGCCGCGCGCGCAGAGCGCCAGCGCATCGAGCGCGGGAAAGCGACGTTCGAGCTGACGCTCGCGCTGGGCCGGCCAGACATCCCGCCGCAAACACCCGTCACCGTGCGCGGGTTCAAGGACCAGATCGACGGCACCGGCTGGCAGGCGGTCAAGCTCACGCACACGCTGGGCAATGCAGGCCTCACGACGCGCATCGAGCTGGAGGTGGTGGGCAGTAGCGACGAGCCGCCGAGCAGTGCGGCCGACGATGCGGGGGCTGACGGTGCGGATGGCGGCGACCTGGGCGACGACGAAAGCCCAGGTGACCACGGCGACCCGGGCGACGACGAAGGCCCGGGCGATGACGACGACCCGGGCGACGGCGGCGTCGCAGGCGGTGGCGAAGTCGTGCCAAGCGAATAGACTGCAAACCCTATTGCAGCCCCTGCAATGGTTGCATATGATGCAGCCATCGCAACCGCGATACCCGGCGCCTCCCGTATGAGGGGCAAGGAAAAAAGATGTCCGTCACCCGCTATCTGGTCGAAACCGTCCGCCTCGCCGTCCCTGAAGGGCACACCGGCCTCACCGATCTTGAAATCACCCACCTCTGCAACGGCGATACCCCCAATATCGAGCGTCGCAAGATCGACAGCAAACACGCGACCGAAGAGCAGGCCAGGGAGGCGGCCCGTTCGCTCATTGAAGGTTGGGCCGGCTTCGTGATGGTCACCGTGATGCGGTGGGAGGGCGAACGCGACCCCGACATCACCAAGCCCGGTCAGCTCCATTGCCCTGGCGCGCCGCGCCTCACCGTGCTCGCTCTGTGGGAGCGGCCCTACCATGCAAAGCTCTCGCGCTACAGCTCGCAGCGTGGCATCACCGTCCGCCTCGGCCCCTGGGCGGCCGGCACCAGCGCCATCAAGGATTGGGACATTGGCGGCGGCGAGTGGCCCGTCTGGAATCGCCCCGTGTTCCAGCCGGCCGCCGCATGACAGGCGCCCAACGCGGGCGCATCGAGGTGCGCCTCGGCACGGGCTGGCGTCTCTACCAGCTCGTGGCACCGGCCGGCTACGAAATGCTCGGCACCGTGCGCCAGGGCGAGCGGGCCGGCGCTCTGGCCCGCTCCCGCACGGGGCAGCTCGTGCAGCTCAACGCGGGCTCCCTCATGTCTCTCGACCAGCGCAAGGCCGAGGCCGCGGTGCTCATGGCCCAGGGGTAGGGCTAGCGATGCAACCATTGCACCATGCAATGGTTGCATGTAAACTGCCGACATGCCCACCCTCGCGCGCCTGTCGAACTCCATCATCTGCATGTACCCGCGCGACCACCTGCCGCCGCACGTGCATGTCATCCTGAGCGACGGCCGCGAGGCGCTGGTCGCCGTCGCCGACCTCGCCATCACGGCCGACCGGATCAAGCGCCGCGAGATCGCCGACGCGCTGGAATGGGTGGTCAACAACCGGGCGGCCCTCACCGCCAAATGGAAGGAACTGAACCCATGAAGCCGCATTTCAAGCTGGAGGCCGTCGAGGCCGTCGACACGCCGGATGGTGGCGCGCTGCTGCTCACCTACGCCGACGGCGTGCGGTACACCGTCAACATCGCGCCCATCATCGCCAAGGCGCCCACGCTGCGGCCCCTGGCGAAGCCCGCCGTGTTCCGCCGCGCCAAGCTCGGCGAGTTCGGCCGGTGCGTCACGTGGGGCGACGACGCCCTTGAGCTCGCGGGCGACAACCTGCGGGCCGAGGCGATCGAGCAGGCCGGCGGCGTCTCGCACGAGTTCATCCTCGAATGGATGCACCGCAACGGGCTCACCGTCGAGGCCGCCGCGGCCGCCCTGGGCCTGTCCGTGCGCATGCTCGCCTACTACCGCAGCGGCGAGAAGCCCGTGCCGCGCACGGTGGCCTTGGCGTGCCGCGGCTGGGAGGCCGTCAAAGCGGGCCGAGCTGCAGGTGATGGCCGTTTTATCTTGGCGGCTTAGTCGCCTTAGAGTTCGATGCGCAATTACGGGGCAGGTCGGACTCTGTCTCTTGGAATCGCGCGTACATGTGGGCGATACGAAAAATGTGCATTGTGGCGGCGATAACAGATGTCAAAGCGTAGAGAAAAAGGCCGTACCCAATAGCGCCGCCGGCAAAATTCATGTAGGGCAACAATGGTCTAATGATGTCCGCCTTATCCGTATGAAACCACCATGATTTGGCGATGACCGCTGCAATCAACGCTAGACCTTGCACCATAATGAAATGTACGAACGTCGAGCACAGCCCCACATAAGCATTTATTTTAGATTCCTCATCTTTCTCGGCTAGAAGGGCTCTAAACTTCTCGTCCCCGAAGCCAATAAAGATAGCGAAGCCGCCCAACGTGAAACCAAGAAGGTTGGGAAGAACACTTATGCTCTGGTCCCACCAGAAAGAGGCTTGATTTGGCGCATACTCCGCCGCGTTCCATGTCTGAAACGTGAAAGCCAGCAACACAATCGCGGTATGCAGATAAGGCGAGCATAACAAAGCAGCCGAACCTCCATAGGAGGTCCAGTAGATTTTGAAAATAGTTCCAGCGCCCTTGTACTGCTTCCACATAAATAGCCTAGCTCTTCCCTTTTGATGTCGAGCTCAGTCGCTCAAGTACGCTCCAGACCGACTCTACGTCCTCGTCCAAGAGCTCGACGTATCTTGCGGGCCTTTCTCTGGTGGACTCTATGGCAGGAAGCCCCGCAGCGTCGTAGCCCGTTGACTCGACGTATCCATTGTTGGCGGCCACCTCGGCCGCTACCTTCAACTCGTCGTCCGGTTCGATACCTTTTGGATCGCTGGAGGTCATCTCTTCCCGGAGACGATCGACGTTCCGTTGCTCCATACGCTTCATGATGCGCATTTCCAAGTCCCCTGCGTCATCTCCGTTCGGACGCTTGTACTCGAAAACGATCTTTGTGATGCGGGCCATGCCGAGCACCTCATCCACGGCGGCCTCGTCCGGCACCAACGTTACTTCCACGCGCGGCATGTTGTGTTTTCGGCAGACCTCATCGAATACCTGCTGCAAAAAATTCGCAGCAACAGTCGGCCCTATCGTTGTCTTCCTGTCCCTGCTAATAAACCAGAATTGATGCTCTCTGGGTCGAAAGACGAAAAGAATGCGCTCCATGTTAGGATGCAAGTGATCCGGGATGTTGATTTGCTCTGTTTCGCCATCCTCTGCAGGCTTGCCGGTCTGGCTGTTGAACCATTCCGCGTTTGGGTCAATGTTCGTGAAACGAAATATTTCGCCCTGCATCACATTGGTTGCGGCTGCATTCTTAGAGTTATACAGCGCACCCAAGAGGTACCCATCAGACTTGCCGCGTGTGGTGATGCGTTGCAGCCTATACGCCCTTTGGAACAAGTCTACATATCCCTGTGCGCTATGGGGTGCGTGCATAGAAATGTTAATTTGGCGAATTTCCAGTGTTCTGCTTCTAGCCACTTTACCCTCTTCATTTGATTGAAATTATGGACCGGCACAGGTGCCCAATTCGTGCCACGAAAGACGCCTCGCCACACGTCATGGCGGCGCGACGCACCCTTTTTTCCCGTTGAGCAGGAAATTGGAAGTCCTGTCCCGCGGAAGCCACTGGCCGCTCCGGTAGACCATCGAGAACGAAGTCCAGATAGGGCACTGCGCACGGACCTGCTCGGGAATCTCTGAGGTCGAGAACTGCACGTGCACGTCGCCTTTGCGGCTACGCACCGGGTCCAGCTCGATGTCATCCTTCGAGAACTTCCGCGCCTCCGTGCGCGTCGGCAGGATCGCGAGCGCGTTGAAGCGCTCCGCGAGGTTCGTCTCCGCGAGGGTCTTGTCACCGAGTGGAATGGTGCGAGCCAGCGCGAGCGCTTTGTCGGGGTCGTGGTTGATGCCCAGCGCCGGGGCAGCGCCGGCCGGGCCGGCAAGGAGTGCCGCCAAGGCGGCAGCGAACACGGAATATCTCTTCATCACGTTCCTCCCCAAACGGGCACGCCGTCCACCAGCGCGCATACTTTTTCCCCGCGGCCCATCACCACGGCAGAGCCCAGCGAGTAAGCGGAGCCGCTGTACTGGCAGTGCCATGCCGAGGCATTGCCAACGCCCCGGGCGTCACGCCACGGCGCAACCCAGGTAAACAGCGCGAGCCCGCTGAGCACCGCCCCAAGGCAGCACAGGAACACCGCCGCGGGGCTGCTCGCCCCGCCGGTGCCGATGTATTTGTCGATATGGGTCACTGAGTCCCTCCCTACCACCTGACCGGCGTCTCGCCGCACTTCTACTGTCAATTTTTGTTCTCCAAGGCCTCTCTAGTCTTGGAAACAAATTGTTATGCATATCCGTCGAGTCGATCGCGCTACGTCTGTCGCGCAGGCCGCATCAACTCTTCTTTTTTTTACTTCCTAGTGAAAAAGACATCGGGGCGGCGAACGAGGCGTCCCCCGCGACGACCTGGCCCACGTCCCCGCCAACCTGCACACGGCTGCTCGCCGGGCTGTTGTGGCTCGCGGCTCGCAGCTCTTGCAGATAGCCCGAAAGTGTGGGGCTACCTGAGCGAAAGCGCTCGATCAGTTGCGACTCATCCGTCGAGAGCGGGCCCAAAGACACACGGTTTCCCGTGAGTACGTAGGTCACATCGAGGCCGTGTCCCGCCACCGCGCCCAGGAAATCCGCACTGACCGAGGCCACCGCGCGTTCCCAATCTTGGTATGTCCGCGCCTTGGTGTCGCCCAGAGCCGCCATTTCCGCCTGAGAGAGCCCAAGGCGGTCCCTCTCCTCCCGCAGCCGGGCAGCAACAGACACACGGTTTTCCGTACTCATTTGTTGACACACACGGAATTCCGTGCAATATTCTCGATACGTTGTAACACTTCAGTCCCAAATACTACATGACGCCCAATGCAGAGCACGCGAGCCCGGCCGAGGTCGGCGATAGCGCCGAGACGGCGCAGACGCTCATCCACACGAAGCCCATCCCGTTGCGCCTCACAGGGCCTGAGCTAGAAGAGGCTCGAAACTTTTCCCAGCGCGATGACCGCAGCGCGTCCAGCTTCGCCCGCCGCATGTACCGCCTCGGCCTGCAGCAGTTCAAGGCCGCCGGCGCGCCTTCTGCCCCGGCGCAGCCCTGAGTCTCCGCGGGCCGCCACGCACCCACAAACAAACCTCTGTGCGCCGCATTGCGCGGCGCCCTCCCCTACCCGTACAGCACCATGAACCCCATCCCCCACGCCGCCGGAAACATCGAGCGCGTCCTGCGCCAGCACCTGAGCCAGCCGGGCAGCGCCGTGCAAGAGGCGGCCGGGTGGGACGGGCCTTCTGTCAGCCGCTTCATGTCCGGACAGCAGGGCGTGCCCATCGGCAAGATCGACGCCGTCGTCGGCGCCGCGGGCTATGTGCTCGTCAGCCGCAAATACCTCGAAGCCATCGGCACGCTGGGCGAGGTCGGCATGCACTGCCACTGCGCCCGGGCCGGCGCCGGCGAGTGCGGCCCGGGCCGCCACCACGGGCAGGACGTTGTGCACTTCAAGGGCCGCGCCGCATGAGGATGGTCTGCCCCCACTGCAAGAGCTGGGCGCGCTGCCGCGATTCGCTGCAGCTCACCGCCACCGCGCGACAGAGCATGCATCAGTGCTCGAACGTCGAGTGCGGGCATACCTTCGTCGTCGTCAGCACCATCAACCACACCCTGTCACCCAGCGCCATGCCCGATCCCCGCGTCATCCTGCCGCTGTCGTCGCACATCCGGCGCCCCCTGCTGGCGCAGCAGATTGCAGCCATGCCCAGCGCTGAGCACACCCCCGTCAGCGCCGCCGCGCGCGCCATGACGCGCGATCTCTTCGAGGCCTCGCCGGCCGCCGGCTAAGGCCCTCGCCCCACCCCTTTCCAACGCCCTTGCGGTGCCTGTTCGGAGGCACTGCGGGGGTAGCTCATCCCTACGTATTTGCAGGAGTTACGCCATGTCTCTAAAACCGCCCCGCTGCAAGGCCGCCACGCCGGCCGTCAGCCTGCATAACGCTGCCCTCGCGGCAGAAGAGCGCCGCCACGAGGACAGGCTCGCGGAGATAAAGCGCATGCGCGGGCGGCTGGCCGCGCTCGATGCGCTCGTGCCGGCGCTCCACGAAGCCGGCGTGTCCCTGCGGGTGGACGACATCCGCGATTGGGGAACCCGCCGCATCTTCATCGGAAATCCGGCTATGGACCCAGCGCGCAACGCGGTGATCGAGCGCGTCCTGCGCGAGCAGGGCATGGCGGAGGAATCGCGCACTCACTACACCGTTGGCGGCTACGCGGTAGACCTCAAAAAAGGCCACCTGACGGTGCATATCAGCGTTGATGCGCACCGCATCGAGCCTGTGGAGGCCTCGAAATGCGCGTGATTGCTTGGCGTTGTGCCGTGTTGTCCGTGGCCTGCGGGGGCGCTGGCGTGGCCCTGGAGGCCCCGCCTTTGGTCTGCCTGGGTGTCGCCCTGGCTCTGGTGGCGATGGCCGCCTACGCGGCCGCCTGGGGGTGCGCATGACGTTCCGCGTAACCCACATCGACATCCACCGGCGCCGCCGGCGCATGAACGTGCGCAACGTCGGCTCCCGAGCCGCGGCGCTCGCCTGGGTGGAACAGCTCTTCGGCGATGGCTGGTACGTCGCAGCAGTCCACGTGATCGAGGGGCGCTGATGTCTGAGCCTTCCGCGCGCGGCCCCATGGAGGCCGCGGCGTCAGCCCCTGCGCGCCTCATGCCGGGCCAGCGCGCGGCCTTTCTCCCGCCGAGGGCGGCGGAGTCCTATCGGCGCCTCTTCGTCGAGCTGCGCGGCGAGTTCGTGCACCTCGCCAGCCGTGGCCGCTGGTCCGACGCCGAGAGCCGCGAGTGGGCCGCCTTGAGCGAGGCCCATCGCATGGCCCTGCTCCTGCTGGGCGGGGTCGATGGCGACCTCGTCGCGCTGGCCGGCCGCGCATGGCTGGAGATTCCCGACCCCGAGCGGCAGGAAATCAAGGCTCAGGCCCGCTATCTGCGGCAGGCCTTCGGCCGCATTTATTCGCTCGCCACCGAGTTCTAGGCCCGGCCATGGCGACCATCCCGCGCACCCCGCCCACCGGCTCATTGGCCGAGTGGAACCGCAACAAACCCACCATGCACCGGGCGCTCGGCCACGTCGAGCGCGTCATCCGCTGCGCCCCGCCCGGCTGGCAGGCCGCCATCCGCTCGCGCCTGGGCAATCCCGGCGTGCCGCGCCTTGACGACGTGCAGACCGACGAGGGGTTTCTCGCGTCGCCGCCCGAGTGGGCCGTCGCGTGGGACTTGATGCAGGCCGTCGCCGGCCATGAGGACCGCTTCGGCGCCGCGGCGCTGTGGGCCCTGCCCGATGAAGACATCCGCGCCATGGCGGCGCGCCTCGCCGGCGAGGCGGAAGAGCTGGACGCCCTCGCCCTCGGCCGCGGCGACAGCCTCCCGGCGCGGGTGGACTCCATGCGAATGCTCGTGCGCATGGTGGGCATCAAGGAAGACAAGCCCGTCGCCGGCCTGCCCGGCATCCTGCGCGCCCAGGATGCCGGCTGGTGGCGCAAGCGCCTGCGCGTGCACGTCGCGCGCGTCGTCGAGGCCGGCGCGGTCGGCCTGGGAACCGTCCACGTCGGCACCGGCGGCTACATCAGCAACGACGGCCTGCAGCGCCGGCAGGCGCAGCTCAAGCGCAACGCCGAGGCCCTGCGCGGCTCCCTCTATCGCAATGAGGCCGGCCAGGTCTTCACCCTCCACGAGCTGGCCGAGCTGTCCACCGCGAACCCCCTCGTGCGCGGTGGGGAGTTGATGACCCGCATCCGGGGCGCGGAAGAATACGCAGACGCCCGTGGGCACGTCGGCATCTTCGCGACGATGACGCTTCCGAGCCGTTTCCACCCGGTCAAGATGGGCAGCGGCGGCAGGCCGATCCCGAACCGAAAGCACGCCGACGCCGTCCGCGCCGGCCTGTCCGTCACCCCGCGCGATGGGCAGCTCTGGCTCCGTGGCGCCTGGGCCCGCGTGCGCGCCGAGCTGGCCCGCGAGGGCATCAAGATGTACGGGCTTCGGGTCGCGGAGCCGCACCACGACTCGACGCCGCATTGGCATGCCCTCCTGTGGGCCGAGAGCGAAGCGGAGGCGCAGGCGATCGAGGATTGCATCCGCGACCACTGGCTGCGCGACGACGGCGACGAGCGCGGCGCGCAGGCCAACCGCGTCAACTTCAAACGCATGACCAAGGGCGGCGCCGCCGGCTACGTCGCCAAATACATCGCCAAGTCCGTCGGCCACCTCGCGCTCGCCGAGCACATGGATGTCGTGGACGGCCAGCAGATAGCCCTCGACTTCGGCGCCAGCGGCGCCGCGCCTGGAAAGCCCGGCAGCGGGTCCGCGCCGATCGAGCCAAAGCCCGATGTCGCCGGCTACCGCCGCGTCGATGCCTGGGCCGCCCATTGGGGCATCCGGCAGTTTCAGGCGTTTGGCATGCCCTCCGTCACGGTGTGGCGCGAACTGCGCCGCGTCTCGAAGGACCAGCTCGAACTATTCCAACGCGAGGGCGACCGCGCCACCGTGCGCGCGGCCCAGGCCGTGCACCGTAGCGGCACGCTCCGGGCCGACTGGCGCCTCTTCATGGAATGCATGGGCGGCCATGCCTTGAAGCGCGGCGAGTGGCACCTGCGCATCGCGCGCCGGCCCGTGTGGGCCGGGCAAGTCAACCGCTACGGCGAAGACATCAAGGCCGGCCGCATCGTGGGCTTGGAGCCGCAGCAGGGCCGCATGTGTGGCCGCTGGCTCGTCTCGCGCCGCATCGCCTGGGCCCCGGTCCTGAGCGATGCGCCCGCCACCGCCGCCACCCCGGCGCCTGTCGGCGCCCCCGCAGCGCCGCAGGCGCAGGGGGCCCGGCCTGCCGCGGCTCTGCCGCGGCCTTGGACTGGTTTCACTAACTGTACGGCCCGCCTCACCGGCGAGCTGCGGCGGGCCTTCCTCGGCCGCGGCCGCCACGAAATCGAAGACTGGACGACGCCCCAGGCCATCGAAATGGCAGCGAGGGCCCACGCATTCCGGCCAGCGCCCGCCGCCCACCACGCATCCCCAACCTGAACCGAGAGAAGGAGGCCCACCCATGCCCGTGAAACGCACGATGCCCTCGACGGCCATCACTGACCCGAATTTCCGTTACCGCTCCGCGGCCGCTACCGATGTCCGGAAGACCTTCGACCGCGCCCGCAAGGCCCAGGCCCGCGCCGCGGCGGACGCCCTCACCGGGCAGCAGTCGGTCCTCGACGTGCCGCGGCGCGAGCGTCAGCTCCAGCGTAACGCTCAGGCGCTGGCCCTGACGGCCTCGCGCGCCGACGTGGTCACTCTGCCGGCCGCGATCGAGCGGAGCCGCGGCGAGTCCGCGCAGCTCGCGCTCGTCGGCCTGGAGCCTCGCCGCGTCGGAGGCCAGCGGTGATCGCCCAGGCCGCCCGTGCTGCCAAGGTGCCGCCGCTGCGCGCATGCGCCTTGTGCATGCACCGCCGCACCGTCGCTGGCGCGCTCCACTGCGGCGCGCCAGCGGTGCGCAAGGTGTTCGGCCTGCAGCCCGTGAGCGCCATGCGCGCCACCGCCGGCGCGTGCGGGCCCAGCGCCGCGCACATGGACATGCCGGGGTGGGCGTCGTGATGCGCAACACCTCTCCCACCCGCGCGCAGGAGCTTTGCACCGAGCACCAGCAGTGGACGCCGCCGGCGTGCACGGACGCATGCGCCTACGGCTGGCCGCAGGGCCCGGACCTGCACTGCCACTGCCCCGCCCTCGTGGCCCGCTTCGGGCTGCAGCGCGTCGGGGTCATGCGCGCCAACGCACACGCCTGCGGCGACCTGAAGCACTTCGCAAGCCCTCCGAGCTACTCCCTCAACTGACTGACCGACGAACCATGACAGCACCTCTCATCCTGGCCCTGACCGGCCGCCCCGACGTGGGCAAGGACACCATCGGCGACATCCTCGCCGCCCAGGGCTTCGCCCGCTTCGCCTTCGTGGACGCGCTGCGCGCGGAAGTGGCGAAGGCTTGGCGCGTTGATCTGCGCATCCTGACCGACCGCCCGACGAAGGAAACAGAGCTGCCAGCCCTGGCCGTGGGCTTCTGCAGCGAACCCGGCTTCATGCACTGGGTTGCGGCCGGCGGCGAGAGCCTCACAGAGCCGCGGAGCCCGCGCTGGGTGCTGCAGCGCTGGGGCACCTACCAGCGCCGGTACGTGCCCGGCTACTACGCCACGATCGTCGAGCGAGCCATCGGCCGGCAGCTCGGCTCCGGCTGGGCCCGCATGGTCGTGACGGACCTCCGCTACCCCGTCGAGGAAGCCGCCATGCGCCGCCTCGGCGCCGTCGTCGTGCGCGTGCACCGCCCCGACGCGACCCCGCTCGCCGCCGACACTGCGGCCGACGAGAGCGAGCGCCGGGCGGCCGCCATCGAAGCCGACACCGACATCGTCAACGACGGTTCCCTGCAGGCCCTTGCCGAGTCCGTGCACGAACTCGTCGAGCGTCTGGCAGTCCGCGAGGTGGCGGCATGAGCAGCGTGCGCAGCAAGGCAAAGCGCCGAACGGTCGCGCAGTGCGCCCAGGCGCACCCCGTCGCCCGCGCCGTCGCTCGCGAGCAAATGCGCCTGCAGATGCTCGACTTCTCCATCGCCATCTACATGCACGACGACGGCGCCCCCGCCGCCGCCCTTCTGTCGGACCTGGGCTGGATTATGGCCGTCGGCGCCGAGGTCGCTGCGAACACCGAATTCGGCTCCCCGCTCGCCCGCCGGCAGCACGGCGCGCTGTGCACCGTGCTGCGGCTGTGCGAAGCCGGCAACCGCTGGCGCACTGAGTTCGCGCCGGCGCTGCACCTCGCTGCGACGGAAGCGCAGGCCCTGATCGCCCGGCACGCCCTCACGTCCGCGGAACTGTGCGACACGGCGACGTGGCTTGCCGCATCCATCAAGGCCGGCGCCGCGCGCCCGGATTGGGTGGCCGGTCCGGAGCTGTACGCCGTGCCCGGAGCCGTCACCCCCGCCCAGGCGCTGCGCGCCGCCACCGAACGCAACGCCGCAGCAGCGGCGCAGAAAGCAACCGCATGAACCTCCTACACCTCCCCGAAACCGTTCACCACTTCCACGTTTGCGGCGGCTCCGGCAGCGGCGCTGCCGGCATGAACGATGCCGACCCTTCCATCGGCCCCGTCCGCGGCCGCATGGTCTGCGCCGGCGGCGTGGACGTGGACGCGAGCCGCTGCCGCGACTTCAAGATGCTCACGGGCGTCGAGCAGATGTGTCTCGACCTGTTCACCGTCGGCATGTACCAGCGATTCCACGGCCGCCTGCCGCCGGCCGGCTGGCGCGAGGCCACGCCCCAGGACTTCCGCGACGCCGCGCACGGCATCTTCCCCGACATCGTGTTTACGTCCATGCCCTGCAAGGGATTCTCCGGCCTGCTGAGCGCACAGAAGGCCACCACGGACAAATACGCCGCGCTCAATGAACTCGTGCCCCGCGGAATGATGCTCACGATGGAGGCCTTCGCCGACGATCTCCCCGGCCTGTTCGTTTTCGAGAACGTGCCCCGCGTAGCCTCGCGCGGCCGCCCGCTGCTCGACCTGGTCGACAAGCTCATGACGCACTACGGCTACGTCGGCGCCGAGACGGTCCACGACTGCGGCGAGCTGGGCGAGGGCCTGGCGCAGAGCCGCCGGCGCATGCTCAAGGTCTACCGGCACACCAAGAAGGTGCCGCCCTTCCTCTATGAGCCTCAGAAGCGCAAGCTCCACGCCGTGGGCGACGTGCTCCGCCATATGCCGCTGCCCGGCGACGAATCCGCAGGCCCTATGCACCGCGTCCCGGCGCTGCAGTGGAAGACCTGGGTCCGCCTCGCGTTCGTCGAGGCCGGCAGCGACTGGCGCAGCCTCAACCGCCTCGCGATCGAGGACGGCCACCTGCGCGACTATCTGCTGCTGCCGCAGCTCCACGCCGGCGTGTACGGCGTGCGCAAGTGGCAGGAGCCGGCCGGCACGGTCGCAGGTGCCTCCCGCCCCTCGAACGGCTCCTATTCAATCGCCGATCCCCGGTTCCAGCAGTCCGCCGCGTGGAAAGACGGGCAGGCCCTGGGCGTGCGCAAGTGGTCGGAGAGCACCGGCACTGTCGCCGGCCAAACCGGGCCGCTGCAGGGCGCCTACAGCGTCGCCGACCCGCGCCACCACGGGGCGCCGAAGCACTCGAACGAATACAGCATCGTTGCATGGGACCGCGCCGCGCGTGCCGTCACCAGCGCCCACGGCACCGGGCAGGCCGTCGCCGACCCGCGCCGCGATGGCCCCGCGTTCGCGAAATACAGCGTCACGCCCTACGACTCCCCGGCCGGCACCGTCATTGCCGGCAGCACCACCGGGCAAGGCGCGTTCGCTGTGGCCGACCCTCGGCCGGGCATGCGTCGCGTGAAGGGCGACAACTACCTGACGGGCGGCCACTACGGCGTAGTGCCGTGGGCCGACGCCTCGGGCGCCGTCAGCGCCTCGGCATGCCACGACAACGGCCCTTGGAGCGTGGCCGACCCGCGGGCCGGCGCGTGCGCCGACGCCCTGGCGCCGGCGATGCCTCGCCCAGCCGATAAGCTTGTGTGTCGAATCACCTCGCTCGATGGCACGTGGCACCGCCCGTTCACGACGCTCGAACTCGCCGCCCTGCAGAGCCTCATCGACCCCGAAGCGTGGTTCGCACCGGACGGCCCGGGCGGCCGCGGCGAGCAGTTCGTGCTCGACGGCCGCAGCGACCAGAGCTGGCGCGAGGCCATCGGCAACGCCGTGCCGCGCAAAGCGGCGAAGGCCATCGGCACCGTCATGGGGCAGACGATCCTCCTGGCCAGGACGGGCGAAACCTTCGTTCTCGGCTCGACGCCGATATGGGTGCAGCCGCTGGCCGTGGCCCTGAGCGTCGATGTCCATCCCCACCGGAGCGCGGAATGCAGCTCATGATTCCACCCACCTTCGCGGCTCTGCCGCCCTACCTCACCGATGCCGAAGTCGGCGCCATGTGCGAGCCGCTACGCCAGCCGGCGGCGCAGTGCCGTTACCTGAAAGACACCTTGAAACTCATGATCGCAACGAAGCCAAACGGCCGCCCGCTGGTGCTGCGCACGGAGCTGGAGCGGGCGCTCGGCGCCGGCCGCCTCCGCCAGCCTGCGAACGAGAGCACCATCACCGGGCCGAACGTGGCTGCACTGCGGCAGCACCTCATCCACCGGAAGAACCATGCCGCGCGCGCGTAGCGGTGGTGATCCGCTGGGCCTCGCCGGCACCCGCCTTGCCTTCCGGTATGGAGCCTTCTACTACCGGCACCGGGACGGCGGGCGCTGGGAGCGCATCGGAACCGACCTCAAGACGGCAAAGGAGCGCGCCGCGCTATACAACGATCCCGACGGCGCTTTCGGCACCGTGGGGTACTGGCTCGACCGCTTCATCGTCAACTGCGAGGAGCGGGTATCGGCGAAGACCCTCAAGCCGCGCACCCGCGATGACTACAAGAAGAACCTCATCCCCCTGAAAGCGTTCTTCGGCTCGATGCTGCCCGAGCACATCCAGCCGATCCACGTGCAGAGCTACATCGACATCGGTGCGGAGGCCGGCCGGGCCGTGCGGGCGAATCGGGAAATCGCGTGCCTGTCGTCGTGCCTGTCCTGGCTCATGCGAACGGGGCAAACCACCTTGCAGGTCAACCCGTGCATGCAGGCCAGCGGCACAAAGAAGAACTCTGAGAGCCAGCGCGAGCGCTACGTCACGCACGAGGAATACCGGGAGGTGTTCGCCGCGGCGAACGCGCGAATCCGGCTGCTCATGGAACTGACGTACCGGACTCTCCAGCGGCCCGAGAGCGACATCATCAATTGGACCGCGGCCATTGCCGCCCGCGACCCACACACGGGCTCGCGAATCCTGGAGTTCGTGCAGGCCAAGACGGGCAAGCGGGTTCGCATCGCCATGACCGAGCAAATCGAGCTGCTTCTGCTGCGTGCGGTCGGGGCAAATCCGAAGCCGGACCAGCCGCTCGTCCACACCCTGAAAGGCGAGGCTTACACCTACTCCGGCCTCCTGAGCATGCTCTCCCGAGCGATCGTCAAGGTGAATGCGGCGCGCGCCCGGAAAGGCCTGTCGCCCATCGCGCCGTTCGGTTTCCGGGACTTGAAGGGCAAGGGCGCCACGGATATGTGGCTCAACGGCGAACCCATCGAGCGAATCCAGCTCCTTTGCGGGCACGCCGACAAGTCAACCACTGAAAAATACATCAAGGCCCGATGGAACGCCACGGCGCAGCCGAACGGCATTTCATGGGCGTGA